CAAACATTGAAGAAAATAGCGACACGCCAGAGGTCTGCACTCACCCAAAACTACAAACAGTTGAAACAATGGGTGGAGTAAAGGTGTCATTTTGCCTAGATTGCGAAGTGCAATTTGAGGTGCCACAGTGACCGAAGGGAAAGACATTTATGGCAAAAGTGAAAGAACTGATGACCTCCCTCGATGCTGGAGATGCAACAGGATTATCGCCCTATCAGTTACAAGACCTTGGAGTATTAGATGCTCAAGGTGCAAAGCAGAAAACAGCGCTAAATAAAGATTTAGAATCTTTAATATCTCGTGGCTCAACTGGAAGAGTTCAATGTCCTGTTTATTTTGTAATGGATGAAGTAGATTCTGAAACAGCCAAAAAACTTAAAATTTTAATAGACGAAACTGTAATTCCAGCAAGCCAAATTTCTGCCTTGCTAGAGAAGCATGGATTTTCTATTGGTCTTTATGCCGTTCAGCGTCACAGGAGAAGACTTCGTGATGCTGGTTGCAGGTGTCCTAAATGACATTTGATGAAGAAGTAAATCAACTTCTTGAACCCGTAGAAGCGGGCAAAACTCTTGAACCTAATCGCAAAAAAAGCGCGGATTGGTCATCTGGATTTCAGTGGAATGGCGATGCTGGAACCGTAACTACCGACCCAATTGCAGGTACCGACCCACCGCAATGGAGCGCCGTTCTATCTATCTTTGAATTAAACCCTGATGAGTTCGAAATTGTTGAACCAGTGCTTTTCAATGCTTGGCACGGTGGCTCCCCAGAGGGTCCAGTTCTCTATCGTCAATGGAAAGCCAAGGTAATCCGAAAAGTTCAGCGGGATACCGTTGATGTGTCAGAACTTATTGACGAAATCAAAAAGCACAAACCAGCAAAGAAAGAAATAGCCACAGCCGAAGGTTCTTTTTGCGTAGTTTTAGCCGATTGGCAGATTGGTAAAGAAGGAACCACCGCCACAGTTCACCGAATTCTCAAGGCTATTGATGACGTTGAATCCAGAGTTAAGGAATTACGCAAACTAGGACGCCCGTTAGGTTCCCTGTATGTCTTGTGGACGGGAGACGCCGTTGAAGGATGTATTGGTCATTACGAAATGCAGGTATTTTCCACTGAGTTGGATAGGCGCGAACAAGTAAAAGTCACAAGGCGATTGCTCCGAGATGCTCTTATCCGCTGGTCAAAGATGTTCCCTGAAGTTGTAGTTGTAGCAGTTGGTGGTAATCACGGAGAAAACCGAAGTTCGGGGGGCAAGGCTTACACCTCATTCGGGGACAATGATGACCTAGCCGTTGTTGAACAGGTTGCTGAAATTTTGGCTACCAATCCTGAAACCTACGGGCACGTCAAGTTCATAATTCCAAAAGACCATTTAACCGTCACAGTTGAAATTGCTGGTTGGATTCTTGGATTGACCCACGGTCACGTTGCCCGTTCAGGCTCTAACGCCGAAGCCAAGTTGCACGCTTGGTACAACAAAATGGCTGGCGGAAAACAAAGCGTAGGCAACTCCGACATTTTGGTTACTGGTCATTACCATCATCTTCGTCAGGCTGATTGGGGCGGTTGTATGTGGTTGCAAGCCCCATCCTTGGATTCTGGTTCCGAATGGTGGCTTATGGTAAGCGGTGAGTCCAGCGAAGCGGGAGTTTTAACCTTTGCCGTCTATCCTGACCGCCGAGTAGCAGATTTGGAAGTTCTAAAATGATTGACCCGCGAGACATAGCCGATACAGCCGTAGAACTGGTCTTTGGAGACCGTAACGATGACTATGGGCACCCATTAGACAACCTAGACAGAGCGGCGCGTATCTGGTCTGTAATCCTTGGAATCGAGGTCACAGCGGAGCAGGTTTGCCTATGTATGGAGGGCATGAAAATAGCCCGTGAAATCCACAAGCCCAAGATGGACAATCCAGTTGACGGCATTGGATATTGGCTTACTTTAGCCATGATTAGGCAGGAAAGAATAGAGCGCGAAATTCTCAAGAATGAGGGTTTAACTAAACCGTAGTTGTGGTACACTTCTTATAGAAGGGAGTGGTAATTATGGAGATTGCAAAATTCGCAGTTGACCCGATTCAAGCGTCATTATCGCTTGCTAAGGCTCAAAAACTTGCAAGTCGCGCTAACAAAAAGGGTTTACAGGGTGGCTATCAAGTCTCGATTGAAAAAACTGAAGATGTAACTTACCTTGTAGTAAGCGGAAGCCCCTACTCAATCGGTGGCTGGAATTTTGTTGGTGTAATTGAATGGATTCCAGCAGAAGAAGTTTTCATCACTAAAGTTGCCCCAACTTACAAGGGTGTTGAAATTGACCGTTCAATAATTAAGCAAAATGCTTGTGACCACTGTGGAATTAATCGGAAGCGTAACTACCAAGTTGTAGTAGAAAACGCTGAAGGAGTTCGGAAGGTAGTTGGCTCTACTTGCGTCAAGGATTTTCTTGGCTGGTCTTACAGTCCAGTTATTTTTGATGACTTTGAAAACGAAATAGCATCACAATTTGGCGGTGGCGGTTCTGGTTACGAAACTAGCGTCTACACCTTGGAAAAGGCTCTTGTGGTAGTCAACGAAATTGTAGGTGGCTATGTAAGTGCAAGTAGCGGAAATTCCACCAAGGACAATGTGCTTAACTACAGTTTTGAAGTTAGCCAAGAATCCAAGAGTTTTGGAGGGGAAAAACCCTTCACCGCTGGTCTTGCTTCCTTGAATTCAGGAAAATACACTGCTCAGGCTGAGGAGTTGATTGCCAAGGGTCTTGAATTTGTGGCTGACAAAAATGGAAACTACTTTGACAACTTAAAGGTTGCTCTTTCAAGCAAATACGCTTTTCCTTCAACCATCGGTCTTCTTATCTCAATCATCCCAGTTATTAAAAAGGCTGAGTTGGAAGCGCTTAAAGCCAAGTTAGAAGCCGAAGAAAAGGCTGTGCTTGAGGGTGAAATCACCATTGAAGAACAGTTTGCTGAGACTGGAGCCAAGATTTTATTGACTGGAGCCAAGGTTGTAGATTGTGTGGGATTTGAAGGTGCTTACGGATGGGTTAGCATCTACACCTTTGTGGCTGAGGGTGCAAGATTCAAGTGGTTTTCCACTGGCTCATTTAGCGCCGAAGTAGGTGACGTAGTTGACTTGAAGGCAACTGTAAAGGGACTTGATACTTACGGTGGCATTAACTCAACCTTGCTAACCAGATGTTCAGACGCTAACAAAAAATTGGCTAAGGTTTGAGTTGCTAAAAACTAAATAATCATCTAGGGTAAAGGTAATTCCTAAAGGGAATTGCTTATCACTCCCTTCATTGTGATAAAAACGCCGAGTCTCAAAAAGGCTCGGCGTTTCCTTTTGGCGTGTCGTGTCGTGATTGTATGCTTCAAACAGCGAACGTGACCTAGTGTCCCCAGCCATTTCTCGTGCCCAATGTGGTCTTATGGCAGGGGTTTCGCCTTGCCGTAAGAGAGGACAAGAAGTGGCTAAGTATCGTGTACTTGTTGGCTTGGATTATCCACCTAACAAGCGTGCTGAAGCAGGGGACGAAGTATCCGACCTGCCTAATTCCTCAATCACATGGCTTTTGGCTGACGGTCTAATTGAAGCAGTTGAAGGAAATAACAAGTCTGCTAAGAAAACTGTCGTTGCTCCAGAACCAGTTGAAGAAGTTGTTGTTGAAGAAACCGTTGAAGAGGATGCTGAATAATGCCTACATTCCGTCACGGTAAAAAGACAGCAGTTCTTTTTGGTAATTACAATCTTTCTTCATACTTAAATGAAGCATCAATGTCTGAAAGTTCTGAGACTGCTGAAACTACAGCATTTGGTGATAACGCAAAAACCTACATAACTTCGCTACAAGATGCGACAGTATCTCTAAGCGGAATGTTTGAAGGTGAAGCCAATGACCCAACTTTGAACAGCGCTTTTGCAAGTCAAACTTCAACACTTGTAACCATTTGCATTACTGGATTAACTGCTGGAGAGCCTTGCTTCTTTGGCGTTAGTCGCTCAAACTCATATGAAATTTCCTCACCAGTTGCAGACGTGGTAACAGTTACCTCAGATTTGCAATTAGATGGCGGAATAAATGCAGGAAAAATTATTGCTGGCGGTGTTTCGGTAGCGTCTGGCGCAACCGCAAACTCAACAGTAAATGACAATAGCGCTAGTAGCGCCGATGGATTAGTGGCAAATCTGCACGTCACTGCTAACACTGGAAATGGTTCAACAACTTTTAAGTTGCAACATTCTTCAGATAACAGCACCTATGCAGATTTAATCACTTTTACAGTTGTGTCTGCTGGTACTCAGACATCCGAACAAAAATCTGTATCAGGAACAATCAATCGTTACCTGCGTGTAAATGCAGTTGACACTGGTTCTGCTGGTGCAATCACCTACTCACTGGCAACTTCACGGAGGTAACACCACTATGCCAACATTTCGTCACGGTAAATCCGCCCGCTTTGAACTAGACAACGCGGCTGGCTCACTTGTAGCACTATCAGATGTAATTGAAGACATTTCGTTTTCACAATCACTTGAAACTGCTGAAACCACAGCAATGGGTAACAGCGCAAAGACCTACATTGTTGGTCTATCCGATGCAACAATCTCTATCTCTGGCAAATTTGATGCAACAGTTGATGCTCAGATTAATGCTGTTCAAGCCGCTTTGTCTGCTGGAACTGTAACAAGTTCTTCTTGGACATACCGTGCTAACAGCGGTGCTATTGCATCAACTAACCCTGAGTATCAGGGTGAAGCACTCATCACATCTTACGAAGTATCCGCTTCTGTTGGTGACGTTGTAACCTTCTCACTTGAGTTGCAGGTTACTGGCACCATCACACGCGATGTTACTCCGTAATAAATAACTAAATAAAAACGTGGCTACAGTGCCCCTAACCTCAAGGAGAAAAAGTGTCCATCCGTGACCAAATCTTAGCAACAGACGATATTCCAAAGAAAATCGTAGAAGTCCCTGAATGGGGAATGTCTATCGAAGTTCGCGGAATGACTGGTGCTGACCGTACAGCAATTCTGGAAAGTGCAGTTAATCCGAATACTGGAGCAGTTGACTTAAAAATCATGTATCCAGATATCGTAATTGCTTCTGCACATGACCCAGAAACGGGTGAGAAAATTTTCTCTCCTTCAGACCGAGATGTACTAATGGCTAAATCTGCCACCGCTTTAGACCGTTTGGCTGAAGCAGGTATGCAGGTTGGAGGTTTGTCAAAGGAATCAAGTGACGATGCAGGAAAGCGATTTCCTGACTCATCCGACTCGTAGATTTGTTTTTGACTTAGCCGAGAAATTGGGTAGGACGGTGGGGGAACTGTTATACGGTTCCCCCAACCATCGTCCCATCACAGCCTATGAGTTGATGGAATGGGAAACCCTGCACAACTTACGGGCTGAAGAGGAACGTAGAGCCAATAAACGGAAAGGTTAGAAAGTGGCAGACGCAATTGTAACGGATGTACTAGCCCGTATATCCGCTGACGCTTCTAACTTTGTTCGTAACATGAACCAAGCGGCGCAATCCGCAGATGCTTTTGGCGGTTCATTAAAAAACGCTGGCAACTCTATGAATGGTGCCAATCAGCAAATTCAAAATTTCGCTGGCGGTGCAAGTATCGCTCACAAAGCATTAGTAGGACTTGGTGCTGTAAGCGCTATTGCTGGCGGAGCCATAATTGCGTTCGGCATTAAATCGTTTTACGCCGCCGCGCAGGTCAACGAAATGGACGTTGCAATGCGAGCAGTTGGTAAATCAACTGGTCTCGGTTATACGGCAATGCGCGAAGCAACAGTAGCAGTTCGTGACAACGGTATTGAAATGGCGGCGGCTCAACAAATGGTTTTGCTTTACGCTAAAGCAAATCTTGAGTTAGCAGATGCTCAAAAAATTGCCCGTGTTGCTCAGGACTTAGCAGTTTTATCTGGAGCAAATTCTACTGATACTGCAATGCGCTTGACTTACGCAATTATGAATCAAGACACCTTGATGTTGCGTCACCTCGGTATTACCAAAACCGCGTCAGAAGCCTATGAAGAATACGCCCGTGCAAACAATGTAACTACCAAATCCCTAAATGAGTTTCAGAAAAAACAAGCAATTACTAACATGGTAATTGCTGAAGGCGGTAAAGTTGCTGGCGTATACGAAGCGGCGATGAAAGAACCAGCAAAAGTTTTACGTTCGTTCCCTCGTTTGTTTAATGAAATTCAAGTAGCAGTTGGTCAAGGATTAACCTCAGCATTTGGACCTTTAATTCTTGGCGCTTACGGAGCAACTAAAGCCTTCACAGCATTGGTCAGTGGCGGTGGAGCGCTCACTCCAATTGTTGACGCTATAGGCAGGGCATTTACCTACATGGTTTCTCCAATTACTGCTGGAATAGATGCCTTCAAAAAGTTTTTAACTGGGATTCAAAAAACTTCAGACACGGTTCAAATGTATCGTGAACGAGTTGTTGGAGTTGCTGGAGCATCCGCTGAAATTGAAGCAAAAACTAGAGCACTTGCGGAAACTTTTGCTAGGTTCTTGCCAGTTATTACAGCAGTTGGAACTGGTTTAAGTATTTTCTTTGGTAGAAGTCTCTTGTCAGGAATTCCTATTATTGGAAATCTTGTTGGGGGTATAAATCCTTTGCTTGGAGCGTTAGTTGCATTAGTTTTAACAACTCCTCCGCTCCAAGAAGCGTTTGTAAATTTGTTTAAGGCATTTGCCCCATTAAAAGAAATTGCCATGGACGTTGCTGGGGCTTTAGGAGGAGTTCTTGCTTTTGCTGTTGCTAGTGTAGTTGGAATTATTAATGGCTTGGCTAATGTGATTTTGACAGCAACTACATGGATGGCAAGTCATAAAGACATGGCTCTTGCATTAGCAACTGGCATTGGAGTAGCCACAGTTGCTCTTGTCTTGTTTACAAATTGGACAAAAATAACTGCGGCTTGGGCGAAATTTATGTCGCAAGTAAACAAAATACTAGCGTCTTCATTTTTGTGGCCCGTACTTGCGATTCTGGCGTTAGTCACAGCATTTGTTTACTTATGGCGTACATCAGAAACATTCCGAAACGTAATCACAAGCGTGATAGATACAGTTGCAAAAGCAATTGGCGCTGGAATTGCTTTTATGCTTAATACAATGGCTAGTTTGCTTGAGGGTTTTGCAAAAGTAATGGGTCAAGGCGGTTCATTAAGAGATGCTTTTATTTTAATATTTAATGGAATTATTAAAATAGTTGGATACGCAATTTCTGGAACTATTTGGTTTTTTGCTTTATTATTAGATGCTTTTTCATGGCTAACCAAAGGTGGAACTTTATTTGGAACGGCTTTCCGTGTTATTTTTGGTTTTGTAGCCGACCTTATTAAAACTTTTGTTGTATTTGCCATTAGAAGACTTGCGGCTTTTGCTGGTTTGTTTGCTGGTTTGCTGGAAGCAGTTGAAGCATTTGGGGAAGGCTTTACTGACGGGTTAAATAAACTCGGCAAAGTGGTTCTTGAGTTTATCAAAAACATTTTAACTGCATTTGGAAAAATGTTACTTGGCATAGTTGACACTGCTAAAAATGTTGGAAAAATTTTGTTAGACGCTTTAAAAGGAGTCTTTAATGGTGGAAATAACGCCGCTAGTGAATCTGCAAAAAGCGTAGGCAGTTGGACGGACAAAGTATTTAAATTTGCTAAAACTGGAGCAACTGCGTTAAGAGGAATTGAAAAATTCTTAAATACCACTGCAAACAAAATCGAAGCCGTATCAATAACTGGATTTGTTGATAAATTACTTACTGGTCTTTCTGACGGTTCAAAGACCGCCGCTAATTTCTTAAAAAACATTTCTAGAGAAATCATAAAATTTGCCAACAAAGATTGGGGCACTGGAGTTGTAGATACTTTAGTCAAAGCGGCAACAGTTGCGGCCGCTTGGCTCAGAAGTGCGGCAACCAACGTACTTAATTTTACTTCCGAATCATTTACAAAAAATTTAACTGAAGGTATTTCTGGATTCCTTGACCTTGTTCAAGGTATGTTTGATACCGCAGAGACAGCAATTGGAAATCAGTCTGAAACTTTGTTTGACCCAATCACAAATGCAATGGATGACATTGCTGATGGTGCCGACACAGCGGCGCAAAGAGCGGCTGAACGTCTTAAAAGAGTCACAGAAGCCGCTAAGTCTGCACTATCTGAAATTCAAAAACAGGCTCAAGATGTTTTGGCTTTTTCAGACCAAGTTAAAAAAGGAATCAATGACTTTGGCGGTATAGCGAGCCTTGCCCCTGAGCAGGGAGTTCCAGTTACCGCAAACATGATTATTGACAATATGCGTCAGCGTCTTGCCAAGATTACACAGTTTGGAACCGACCTACGAACTCTTGCTGGTCTTGGTCTTAACAACGCATCACTTCAAGAACTTATTCAAGCGGGTCCTGTTGCAGGTGGCGCCATGGCGGCCGCTCTTGTTAAAGAAGGTCAATCTGCTGTAAGCCAAGTCAACAGTTTCCAAAGTGGAATTGACCTTGCAGGTTCAGCAATTGGTGACATTGCAGTTCGTTCGCAGTTTGGTATGGGAACCGCTGAAGCCCAAGGCGTAGTCAATACAAACATTGAAATTAAAGAAGGTGCAGTTGTAATTAATTTTGGAGATAACATTGACTCTGAAACTAGGGGAGACATTAAAGAAATAGTAAATTCAGCAGTTACAGAAGCACTGTCTGAATTAGCACGCGAAATAGCAAATGCGAGGACTGCGTAATGGCTATAACAACTATTAAGCCAAATGCTGATGGCAACGGAGTTGGCAACTTTTCTAAAGTAGGAAGCGCGGCTACCAAAGTTGCTGGTCTTGCCGATGACGTAAACACTACTGGCATTAAAAAAGATGGCTCTTTGACAGGTACTCAGCGTTGTTCTTTCACTTTTCCAGATACCGTAACCCTTTCTGCAACCCAAAAAGTTAGACGAGTTCGTTTACGGATTAAGGCAAAAACTCCAGATAACACTGGCAAGTTTGATGCTCAGTTGGGTATTTTACTTGCAGGTACCGCAACTTATACAAGCCCTATTGCTGTTCGTGGTGAGTATTTAACTGAAACCTTATTTACGGGTGCTTGGTATTCAACTGCTCCAGATGGTCAAGAATGGACGCAATCTAGATTAAACGGCATACGCGCTCAATTTAGTGAGTATCGAGAAGATACATTTCAAGCGACTTTAAATGAAGTTTATGTTGATGTAGATGTAGCCAATCAGCCAACTGTAAATGTTACAACTCCAGCAGGTACAACAAGCCTTGGCACCGCAACAATGACAATTGCTTCTCCAGCAGTTGTAACCAAAAATACACACGGATTAACCCTAGGTACTCCAGTTTATTTTACAACTACAGGTGCGCTACCTACTGGATTAACTGCAAGCACTATCTACTATGTAACGAATCCACTTACAAACACATTTAATCTTTCTACCACTTATGCAAATGCGGTTGCAGGGACAAAAATAAATACCAGTGGAAGCCAATCTGGTACCCATACTTTGTTTTCTACAACAGTTGTTTCAACAACTTCGTCTCCAACAATTGAGTGGACTTACACGGACACAGATGGCGACCAACAAGATTACTACCAGATTAAATTTTTTAGCGCCGCTCAATACGGTAGTGGTGGATTTAATCCTAGTGTTTCTGTTCCAGTTTATGATTCTGGCGAAATTGCTTCAGGAGATTTTAGTACAGGTGTAACTGACGGAACTCTTTTAGTAGATGGAGTTTATCGAATTTATGTACGCGCTGGAAAAGTTATTGCTGGAAACATTCTTTATTCTGAATGGGATTTTAATGAATACGTTCAAGATGTAATTAATCCAACTATTCCAACTTTGTCTGCTACTTACAATTCAAGTTTAAACTATGTAAGCCTAAGCGCAGTTGGAGCAAGTGTTGTAGCCCTTGGTTTTACTGCACAATACTTTTACATTCAACGCTCAGATGATGGCGCAGTTAACTGGGTAGACGTGCGAGACGGGGATGCTTTAATTCCAGATGGGTCATTTACTGTTTCTCTTATTGACCACGAAGCCCCAAGAGGACAAAATGTTGTCTATCGTGTTTCTGCTATTGGAATACTTGGTGAAGATTTATCTACTTCAAATTGGTCTTCTAACACAACAGTTGCTATTTCAAATGACTCTACATGGTGGTTTAAAGTAGTCAGTGATTCTGATTTAAATTTGGGCGGAGTAAGAGTTGCTAACGGAATCCAAGAAGGATTTACTGAATCTGTTGCTGTTTTTAGACCGCTTGGAAGAACTACTCCTGTTGTAGTTGGCGGTTATATTTATGGAAATGACGGTCAATACACAATTACTACAATTGATGACAGTGAGTTTAATGCGCTCGAAACTATTTTGCGCCACCAAGGAAAACTTCTTGTTCAAGACCCATACGGTACACAAAAATACATTCGTTTACTTTCACGTTCTTGGCAAATGGGAGGAACTTCAGGTAGGCGAATTCGGCGCGTAAGTGTTGACTATGTAGAAATTGAGGCTTTTTAGTGTACGCCGTAACTCCTGAATTTTTGCAAGCAATTCGTTATAGCCACAATAGTTCAATAAGAGTTGAGGTTCGTTCGGGAAATAGAACTGTTCTTATTTTGTATCCAACTAGCGGAGCCGTAACTGTTGATTCTAAAAATTTAGCCCGTAGGACGTTAAATCTTTCAATTGCAGATTCTTCAACAAGAAATACTTTAGTCAGAGTTCCTGTTTACAATACTTATTCAGACGTTGCTGATGAGTATGTGGATTACGCAAGTTTAGATGCTTTTGTTTCGTCTTATCCAGTTCTAAAATTTATTTCTCGTTATGACGTTGACTTACCTCCAGCAGAATTTGTTCCAGAAACAGGATTCTCACCATTGAGTCCATTTGGTAACGAAATTCATGTTTGGCGTGGTATTCGTTACGATGATGGTTCAGTTGAAGAAGTTCCTCTTGGTGTTTTTATTATTACTAATGTTGAAATTTCCGATAACGACCAAGGTGTAACAATTGGTATTAATGGAGTTGACCGCTCATTAAAAATTTCACGCAATCGTTGGACAGTTCCTTATGTTGCTCCTGCTGGAAACTTAGTAACTGTTTTGTCAGACCTATTGATTGATAGATTTACTGACATTGAATTAGATTTCCCAGCAGTTGATTTGCAACTTAATCAATTCGTATTACAGATTGGAACCGACCCTTGGGCTGGTGCTGTATCAATTGCAGAAAAATCTGGTTATGATTTGTATTTTGATGCAGAAGGTGTTTGCACCATGGAAGCATTTCCAGACCCGAGCACTGCTACACCGTCTACTTATTACATTGAAAACGAAGAAGCAATGTTGCTTGGAATTAATCGCAGGTTGACTACCGAGTACACATACAACGGTGTTATTTTACAGGCGGAAGGTACTGCAATGCTTGTACCTTATCGGGCTGAAGCATGGGATGATGACGTTAACTCCCCTACTTATCGGTACGGTCCATTCGGTGAAGTTCCAATTTTTTTAACATCTACCCTTTTGACTAGCCCTGAAGTTGCAGAGTCTTCCGCGCAAAAATTATTAGGGCGCTACACAGGAGCGGCGGAGGAAATCTCATGGTCACAGATTGTAAATCCAGCCCATGATGTTTACGACATTGTTCAAATTCAAAATTCTGGAACCAGAGTAAATGTAGTCTTGATTATTGATTCTATGACTATTCCCTTGTCCCCAACGGAATCTATGTCTGCAAAGGCTCGTTCAGTTCGTTTCTTAGCGGCAAACGTAGGGCTTGACTAGGTAAAATTATGAGATTCGCAAAAGGAGATTTGTAAATGGCTACAACCACAAGCGGGTTTAGATACCCCGTTTCTGCTGATGACCCAGACATCCCACGCGACATACGCCAGTTGGCAGAAGACATTGATAATTATTTAAACGCTACTGGTGGCGGTGCCTTTAGCGGTGTTCTGCCTGTTATTGACATAAATGGCAATGCAACTACCGCTACCAGATTAGCCACCTCAAGAACTATTTCTCTTGGTGGAAGTCTGTCGGGTTCGGCATCTTTTGACGGTTCTGCAAACATAACTATTTCTGCTTCAGTTGACCCAATAGCAGGTACCGTTCCAACGGGGTCAATGACTCAATACTTGGGAACTACTGCTCCAACTGGATGGTTATTTTGCATCGGGCAAAATGTTTCTCGCTCTACTTACAGCGGTCTTTTTTCTCTTTTGGGAACTCGTTACGGTGCTGGAGACGGTAGCACAACTTTCGCTCTTCCAGATATGCGTGAGCGTTTTGCTCGTGGTTCTGCTCTTACTGGAACTCTTTCTGGAACCGCTGGTGGTTCTGCTACTCACCAACATACAAATACGGGTTTAACTACGGGTTCTTCTGGTGGACACAATCACGCAGTTGACATTCCTGAATTGACTATAACTGGCGGTAGTCATACACACACTGTTGATGCTCACACCCACACAGGTCCTTCCCACACACACACTGTTGATTCTCACACTCACTCAGGTCCTTCCCACAGCCACAGTCACAATCACGCTACAAATCCAGACCCTCTTAGTGTTACTTCCGATAGTATTTCACACAGCCACACAGATACAACTGGAAGTCCTAGTACCACCACAACAGGAATTAGTTCGGGTGTAAGTTTAACTGCCGCTTCAACGACACATACTCACTCTGTTTCTACCACTGCGAATAGTCACAGTCACACTATTTCAGTTAACTTACCTTCACAAACATCTGATACTGACGCAACAGCAGGTGGAACTGGCGCCACTGGTGGAACTGGTCTTACTACTAATGCTGGGGGAACTGGCGCCACTGGTGGAACTGCTCTTACTACTGTTGCTGAGACTCACACACATACGGTTAATCCAACGGCATTTAATACAACTGGTGGAGAAGGTGCTCATACCCACGGTCAAGGTACAAGCGATTCAATTTCTAACATTCCGCCGTACATTGATGTCAATTACATAGTTAAGATTTAAGTTATGGCTAGAACAAGCCCACAACCTAATCGCCGTCCTGCTATTGGCGGAAACTTTGATTTATTAAAAAAGGCTCTTGCTCCTGAAACTAATCCAGTTCGCTTTAGGCAGGGAAAAGTAATTTCCTACAGTTCTGTTAACAACACAGTTGACGTTCAAATTGCTGGAGCAACTGATGAATCTGGAAATGCTGTTGTAACTGCTGGAATTAAACTTTTTGGTAACTTCACTCCTGACGTTAATCAAGCAGTTTGGCTTGTAACAGAAAACACTGACATTTTTGCAATTGGGCAGTTAGCCCCATACGGTACAGCGGGCGGTGGCGGGGGTGTCGCTTATCAGGCTAATGCTCCTGCCACACCTGCTATTGGAGATGTATGGATTGAGTCCGATGTTGATGTTCCAGATTTGTTTCCTAGCGGTTTTCGCAACCTGTTAATTAATGGAGACATGAGAGTTAGACAAAGAACTGCTTTTACAACTACTACTAACACCTATCAATTTACTACTGACCGTTGGTGGGTATTTAGTGGAACATCAACAGTTGGCGCTCCTTCTTATGTAACCTCAAGCACATTGGCTAATTTTCCTAATGCTTTAAGAGTACAAAGACAAGCAGGAAATACTGGAACAGCGTATGTAGTTGCTGGTCAAACTATTGAATCAGCAAACGTATATGCAGTTCAAGGAAAAACATTAACTTTATCTTTTTGGGCTAGGGCTGGCGCTAATTATTCAGGTGCATCTAATGGGTTACTTGCTATTATTAACCAAGGTACTGGTGTTGACCAAGGTACATTAGCAGTCATTAATCAGACATGGACAGGTTTTACTGCTACAACTCTTGGAACTGCAACTTTAACTACTTCTTGGCAAAAATTTAGTTATACTTATTCTGTTCCTTCTACTGCAACAGAATTAAATGTTCAATTTGCCTATGCCGCTACAGGTACGGCTGGAGCAAATGACTATTTTGACATTACTGGAGTTCAATTAGAACAAGGAACTGTTGCTACCCTATTTGAACAACGTCCTGTTGGTACAGAACTAGAATTGTGTCAAAGGTATTACCACAGACTAAATGGCAATGGTTCTACATCTCTTATCGGCACGGGATATGCGTTTTCTACAACTGCTATTAATGCCCCTGTTCTTGCAGTAAATTCACTTAGAACTCAGGCTTTATCTATTGATTCTTCAGGTTTTTCTGTTTCAAGATTTGCTTCGGCTGGGACTTTATACAACACAGGAACTACTGTTTTGACTTCTACATTACAAGCAATAGGTATTCCAACAATTACTTACACACACGGCAGTGCAGTATTTACAGTTGGTGAGGGAATTGTTCTTTCTCTTTCATCTTCTGGGTACATTGGATTTAGTGCGGAGTTGTAATGGCTAAAGCATCTTATGTTTGGGACGGTACCCAATGGATTAATTTTGGTACTGCTGGTTCGCAAGGTCCTTCAGGAACTTTAGCAGTTGGAACTGTTACAACAGGGTCAGCAGGTTCTTCCGCAACAGTTACAAATGTTGGAACCTCTAGTTCCGCAATTTTTAATTTTGTTATTCCCCGTGGTGATACTGGGGCTACGGGTTCTACGGGAGCAACGGGTTCCACTGGTGCCACTGGTACTGCGGCGACAATTGCAGTTGGCACTGTTACCACTGGAGCGGCGGGAACTTCCGCAACGATTGTTAATAGTGGAACTTCAGGCTCGGCGACTTTTGATTTTACAATTCCTCGTGGAGATACGGGAGCCACTGGAGCAACAGGTCCCGCAGGAGCGGCGGGCGGAGTTGTTGTTGGTGGCATAACAATGTTTGCAGGTTCAACAGCACCATCTGGTTATTTATTATGTGACGGAACTGCTGTAAGCCGAACAACTTATTCAGCATTGTTCGCCGTGACTAGCACAACTTACGGTGTTGGTGATGGCACAACTACATTTAATCTCCCTAACTTAAAAGGTAGAGTTCCCGTTGGCTTAGATTCAACACAAACCGAATTTGATACTTTGGGAGAAATAGGTGGTGCTAAAACTCATACTTTAACAAGCGCCGAAATGCCAAGCCACGTTCACTCGGTTGACCCACCATCTACTGCGTTTACATCTGGTGGTCAATCCGTCAACCACCAGCACGTTACTGGTGGTCAATCTGTTACTCACACTCACGCCAATACTGTTGGTGGCACTTTGTACGAACGAAATGCTGGAACACCTGCTGGTTCTGGAATTCTTTACTACACAAGAAACAGTAACGCCAATAGTGGTGCACAATCCATGGCTCCTGGTCCAACTATTTCTAATGCCAACGCAAGTGTAGACCACAACCATGGTAACACTGGTGATACCACTCAAGACCACAACCACACTACAACTGTAGACATTGCGGCGTTTAATTCTGCATCAACTGGTGGCGGTGGAGCGCATAATAATCTTCAACCGTACATTGTACTTAACTACATAATTAAGACTTAACGGCTTTTGAAAGTGTAGACGTCTAACATAGCGTGTTTGTAAGGCGTGTCGTTTATTCTTTTACATAACTTCGGTTTTGGGAAAAAATGGACATCATTCAAATGGTCGGCGCTACCATGGGCGCTATTCTTGTACTTATTGGCGCACTTGCATCTATTTATCGGATTGCAAAACGCATAGACAACTCGATTGGTTTAGACCAAGAGAATCGAACCATCAGTGACCGTATGGGCAGAGTTGAGCACCAGTTATGGCCCAACGGGGGGTCAAGTTTAGCCGATAAAGTCAATGAGTTAGACCGTCAAAGCCGTGAAACCTCTGGAGAAATTAAAGTAATCCTTAAACTGTTGCAAATAATGGTCGCTAAAGATTAGACTGAAGGCGAGCCGTGAAGGGAGTGGACTCGGCTCGCCCCAGCCGAGCAGGTTGGGAACCCCTTACCAACCCGCTCTCGCACTAAAAGATGTCAGTGCTGACTGTTAGTTTTTCATTGAAAGCGTTACGTTACAAGCCGAGTTGACACATCTAAACCAAGGGTGTACCTTGGAAACAATGAAGGGAGAAATTATGGATGACTTATCTGTAAATGATTTTGAAATAGAAGAGCACGAAGAGTTGAAAGAATCGTTTCGAATTCTTGACGATGCTGGCGCTGTTTGGGCTATGCGAAAGTTAGCAGTTCAAAACAAACAAATACAAACAAATCGCGACATTGCTGATACCGAAATTGCTCGGATTGATGAGTGGTTAAAAAAAGTAAATGCCAAGCCACAGCAAAGCGCCGAATACTTCACTGCCATTTTGATTGAGTACGCACGTTCCCAAAGGGCTGAAGAGGGTAGAAAATCTATTCAGTTACCGCATGGGGTAGTCAAGTCTCGTGTAACTAATCCAAAAATCAAAGTCGAAGATGTTGAACTATTTATCAAATGGGCTGAGACGAACAGCCTTGATGATTTGGTTCGCATTAAGAAAGAACCAGCAGTTTCCGATTTCAAGACAGTTTTAGAAATCTCAGGAGACAAAGCGGTACACGTTGCAACAGGTGAAATTGTTGAAGGCGTAACCATTGCACCAGAATCACTCAACTTTTCAGTAGAAACAGAATAGGACATCCCATGTCAGAAACCCCGACAATCGTTCAAGCACTTGCCAAGGTAATGGAGGAAGTGCAATCCGTAGGTAAAAAAGACCGCAACACGTCTCAAGGATTTAGTTTTCGTGGCATTGACGCGGTAGTAAATGCAGTTGCTCCAGCGCTGAGAAAGCACCAAGTCATTGTTGTGCCACGAGTTTTGGAGCATCATTATTCATCAGTTGAAATTGGCAAAAACAGAACTCCGATGAGTCATGTCACGCTCAAAGTCTCATACACATTCATCGGTCAAAATGGAGATTCGATTGAAGCCGTTGTTCTATCCGAAGCCATGGATTCTGGAGACAAGGCTATCTCAAAGGCGATGTCAGTTGCCTTCCGTACAGCCCTACTTCAATCTCTCGCACTGCCAACCGATGAGCCTGACCCAGACGCCAGTTCATACGAGCGTTCAACGCCAAAACCATCTGCTACATTGGACGACTACAACACGTTGCACGCAGGTTTGCTTGAAGCCGAAACTAAAGAATCCTTAACTTTACTAGCCCAAAAAGTATCTGAGTTCAATTTCTCTGAGGAGGAAAAGAAGTCTCTTCGTGTTGTATACACAAAGCGATTCACCGAACTCGAAGGATAAAGCATGGCTATCATCAGGGCAAAACGCCCAAATCAAAACTTCACGACCCTCAGAAACGAGGTATTACGCGACAAGCGTTTGTCATACAGGGCGAGAGGTATCTTGTCTTCAATCCTGTCTCATGTAGATGACTGGAGAACAAGCGCGGAATCCTTGTCTCGTGACGCTACTGAGGGTCGTGATGCTATCCGAGTTGCTTTGAAAGAACTAGAAGCGTTTGGCTATCTGGTGCGGGAAAAGCGACAAGAAGAAAGCGGTCATTGGGTAACAAATTGGTATGTCTATGATGAGCCAATTTCAACCGACAGCGGATTTCCAGTCATCGGTGAACCAGCCATCGGTGTACCGACTGTCGGTGAGTCAGGCACTATAAGAAATACTAATATTAAAGACTATGAAGAAAAGATATTACAACCTGCGGTTGTAAATGCTCATCATGTAGTCGGAATGTATGTAGATACTTGGCGCGAATTGCACCAAGAGGAACCACTTAAAACTCAAATGGGAATCATTGCACGCGAAGCCAAAAAGTTATTCGCAGACGGCGCTGACCCCGACACACTTTTGCGTTCGGCAAAAAAATGCGCTGAGGACGGTCACTCAAGATTAGATGCGTCTTACGCTTGGATTAAGGCAAGTGGAACTCGGACAGGTAATAAGTCAAAGCGGTTGACAAACATAAACCAAGGGTTAGATTTGATTCAGCAATTAGAAGCCGAAGAAAATAACGGGGCTTACGAAGTATTGGAGTTGACCAGTGAAGAAGAGTGAAATAGCCAAGATTCTGACAATTGCCAAGTCCCTAGATGATTGGGTGACAGTTGATGAACCCAGAATTATGGCTTGGGAGTTAGCGCTCATTCCAGACGTCCCTTATGAGTTCGCTGTAGAAGCCGTAGGACGCCATTACAGCCGTTCTGCAAAGCCGTTGATGCCCGTCCACATAAACGACTATTGGAGGGCTTACAGAGCCGATTTACACGCTAGAAACAGCATCAAGGAGTT